GGATATATTAGATTTGCTAGTTTCAACTTTTTTATTTTTATCCAATTTTGCTAGAGCACGGTCGACAATTTGCATGATCTCTTGAGATCTTTGCATTTTATCACCATAATCAAGCAATTCTTGGACACTTAAAGTTAGGTAATTCAATGGAAGCTCTGCATCTAAACGTTTAAAGTGATCAAATAGAATATCTATAAGAATATCTTTAAACGCCATTTGCATTGCAGTCATCCTCATTTCTTTATCGAAATCATGAATAGTTCCTGGATTATGATATCCAGTTATATTAGGTTTTAATGAAGGAACAAGGAAAGGTAAAACTTTATCTACTAAAGATCTAGACATATCAAATGGAGAAATAGAGAAATGATAAAATCGTTTCACTATTAATCCTTTTAATATTGCTATTTCTCTATCAAAATCTTTAGGTAAAGACATAAGTCTTAAATCCTTTGATTTTATTAAAGAAATAACTAGATTACGAAGATATTCGGAATTAGTTCCGCGTATCAACGCTTTCTTAGTATTTGAAGTTTTCCCATCCACTGAATACAGTGATCGGACTAAATCTTCATAACTGATTTTTCCTTTTTGACAAAACATTGTTAAAAGAGGGAAGTAAATATAATTTTCTTCACCATCTTTATAACGATTTTTTGCACAAACGTCTTTTAGTCATTGACCTAAATGAGAAGAAGGTAAATAATTTTTATGAATTAAACTTCATAATATATTTACTCTTCCAATTAAGGTATTTTGACTAATGAACATTTTAAAGGACAAAGCAGAGACATTTTCACCATGATGAGTCGTTACTTTCGCAAATTCTGTAGTAGGATTTGTCGAAACAACCGACTTTGATAAATTAATAGGGACTCCTAACTCTTCCATAAGAAGAAGATAGGCATCTGCTACATTTTTATCAAAAATGATTATATCATCACCTAATAGTTCATAATTTTCATATCATGTATACTTTACGGGTATAAACCCTAAAGTACGCGTATATGCTAATTGAACAATAAAGTGATGCGTTACTGCTAGCATAGCCCAAGAGCTTAAAGCTCCCATGGGTTGTCCAACAGAATAACGTAAATCAAATTCATCATAACCATCTTTAAGTTTAACCTTAAGGTGGTAGTCTCTGTCAACTAGAATTGCCTTTCAAAGATTTGCACACTTATCTCCTATCCAGGAGGAAAGTATTGCAACTTGAAGAGCAATTGGTAGTCGATCAGTAGCTGCAGATAAATCATAACCAAATGAACAATTGGTAGCTTTTGCTTTAACTATACATCTTTGTCAAGATGCAGTTTGATCAAAAGTACCATCATTAGGTAATGACTTTAGGAAATCAAAAAGTGCTAAATGCAATGGTTTAAGTAAGGACTGAGTCCATACATCAACCATAGCAAACACTCTTATTTTTCCTGCAGCTTCCGATTTCATCGAGAGTTGACCAACTGGATCATTAGAACGATCTTTAGTAACTAAATTTCGTTCTCTATGAATCAATGGTGCATATTTGAAAATAGTTACTCAATACTTTAACAAAGTATCGTAACCCATTTCATTCATGTACTCAATGATTGGTCTTCCTAATCCATTCCGCGCAAGCGCGAAAGGATCAGTGAAGATTCCAGCTCAACTCACTTTGTGAGACGGAGATGAAGTCTCCAAAAGAGATATACCCATATCTCTTCTCGCTATATCTTTTGGGAATCTAGACACTAATTTCAAGCTTAAAAACTTCAAATCAGTAGAAACACGCCCAAGAGATTCGACTGATCCTGAATAAGGATCAGTTATAGTATTTAATTTTAGTT